GCCAAGCCGGGCGATCTCGCCACGCTCATCTACACGTCGGGATCAACGGGCAAGCCCAAGGGTTGCGTTCTCACTCACGCCAACTTTGTCGACCTACCGCGCATAATGTCCCAGTTCCGATCCACTGGTGGGATGGATGACTCGATTGCCGAAGATGGTGATCGTGGGTTTGTCGGCGTGAACCAGCGGTTGCAGCTAAACCAGTTGAAGGCTGGAGAGGTAAGGGAGTCCTTGAACGGGCGCATGGAGGGTTACTGGAAGCCCCGCAAGGTGGTAGTTTCTAGGACTGGTGCGTTGACCGTTGGTGGTGATCCGTTGCAGTTACCGTTCTACCTAATCGATGTTGCCAAGACTATATCTGGCGTAACCGTACCTAGCACTGGGACTATACGAATCACGGTGTCCAGTCATGGATTTTCCGCTGGATCATCTGGATGGGCTAGAGTCGCAGGATTGGACGCTGCGGTAAATGGAGACTATGTGTTATCCTATGTAGATGCAAACACATTGGAGTACACCGTGGCTGGAGTCACCTCCGTTACGGATGTTAATGGCACACTATCCCAGATGCCGATTAACGATGCAGCCAACGCCAATGTCCGAGCCTCCTGCTTGTTCAGCGACCCCAACTCCAACAACAAGGAGTATGTGATCGTGGCGTTGGATACGGTTGCCAAGAAGATTGACTTGGCTGAGGTCGAGGCTAACTCCCTGTATGTTCCAGAGAACATCCCATATCCCTCTGGAACTGCCTTGGGCGCGGACACCGACATGATTCAGGTGTTCGACAAGGTGATGCTATTCCGAGAGGGGCAGCAGGCATTGGAGTGGTATCCTAATGGTAGGCCCATTCTTTCTGCGTCACAGAGTGGAACCACCGTTACGATGAGCGTCCGTGAACATGGGCTTACGGCTGGAACATCTGTGGTTGTCGCTGGTCTAACTGGCGGCACTCCAGCCAACGGAACATTTACGGTTCTTTCTGGCGCGGGTCTAACTCAAGACCAGTTCCAATACACCTTTGCTACAAGTCAAAACCAGACCTTTGGGGTGACCGCCGCCACCATGACTGACGGGTTTACCTTTTCTCCGGGCGGGACTTACACACAACCTCAGGTATTTAATTCTAGTGGTAACCAAGTTTCGGTTTCCAATGGACAGGTCTCCTTAGACCTTAGCGTATCTAACGACACCGTATTTGCTGGTGATGTTATTAGGGTTTACGAAAGCACGATTCCAGAGTTTTCTGCGATTGTCGGACAGGAATTTCAAGTGTCGTCTGCAACGCTAACGAACATCAAATTCTTTGCGCCTGTAGCAAACATCACAGCAAGTGGTTCCACTGGGCAGATTGAGTTTGGCGGCAGGTTCAGCGAGGGTGGCGGGTTCATGCATCAACCGGGTGCGCCTTGGGGTATTCACTTCCAACGCCGCCTGTGGGTTCCGTACTACTACGACCAGTCTGGGGCTTACAACGCAGTCACCTACACCGACCGCAAGATCACAGACGAGATTGCCGTATCCGACATTCTTGATACCACCACCTTCGACCAGATCGAAAACCAGTTTCGTGTTTCTGGTGGTACTGCTGACTATGTGGTTGGGATGCATGGGTTCTACGACGATGCGTTGATTGTCCTCAACAGAAACAGCATCCACCAGATTAAGGGGACGCAGGGGACGCTTCTAGACACTAGGGTTACAGAACTAACCTCCGAGGTTGGCTGTTTGGCTCGCAAGTCTGTGGTCATGAGGGCTAACACCATGATGTTTCTGTCGGACGATGGTGTATATGGTGTGGAGTTCCTTAACGATTACAACCTTCGCGGGGCCGAGGAACCAATTTCCAAGAATATCCAGCCATATATCGACAGGCTCAACAAGGATTTGTCCAACAGGTCAGTTGGAATCCTGTTCGATAACAGGTACTACCTTGCGGTTCCGCTGGATTCCGCTCCGGGCATTAACGATGCTCGCGGGAACAACTCAATTTTGGTGTACAACTTCCTAAATGGAGGCTGGGAGTCGCTAGACACCTTTGGTGACACTAGATTCTTGATTGAAGACCTTATTATTGGTTCAGCGGGGGTAAGAAATAACCTGTATGCTGTGACTGCAAACGGAGGATTGCACCAACTAGAAGCGTTTGATGACTCAAATGACACCATTAGCGTGTCTAATGCCAACAATGTTAAGACCTCTGCGCCGATTCTATCCAAACTAATCACCCGTGGTTACGACCTTGAGACACTGGAGCGGAAAAGGTACACGGATTCACAGATTACAATGCAGGGGTTGCCCAGCCAGAATTCTGAATACCTAATTGAGTTCGCCGCTGAAGACCCAGACAACTCGTCGACTATTGGAACCACCACTCAATTCCTTGATGGACAAATCCTACAATCAGCCAACCCATTGGAGGCTGAAACAGCAAGCATTAGGTGCAGGCTTGGTGGTATTAGGGGCTATACAGGAACCATGATCTTGACAAGGACACAGGGTTCAGCCAAGATAAACTCAATCAAAGTTGCTGGATCAGTAACAAATAGACAAATCATCTCACAGAAATAAGTTATGGGAGCCGTTGAAACTACTTACACATTTGGAGCTACTGACACAATCACTAGCGCAAAGATGAATAATATCATCGACCAAACTACGATGACCTCTGACGCGTGTTTGTCAGGTGGTGGTCTTGAGGTTGCAACTGGCAAGTTGAGCATCTCTGCTAATGCCATCAACTCCAGCAGACTTGCATCCAATTCGGTTACAACCAACGCGATTACCAATGGTAATATCACACCAGAGAAGTTGTCTGCGGGAAAACCAATCTGGGATACTTATTACACTGAAGTAGGAAGAGGTATTACTGGGACATATTTCCTATCATTGACACCATACAGGACTGGTGATGGCGAGACGCAAATTATTATTGGGGCGCAGACAGCAACAAATGCTAACGCTCAAATCATTAGGCAAACTGGAGTTAATGGGCAACTTGTAATTCAAAACAATGGAACAGCACCTATTATAATGACATCCAGCAGTGGTGTAACATTTGGATCGGCAAATATGCCAAACCCAGTTGGAACTGCCCCAATTTATGGATGTAGGGCATGGGTTAGTTTTGCTGGTAGAACAACAAATGGAGATTGCACGATTAGATCGGCTGGGAATGTAACCAGAGTTGCAAGAACCCAAGAAGGAAGATATACAGTCTATTTTGGAACAAACATGGAAGATGCGAACTACGCGACAATTGCTGGTAGTGATGCAAATTCTGCTCATAAAATAGCGGGCGTAATTTCTCAAAGTGCAGGTGAGGTGAATATTGCATATTCACAGATTCAAACATCCACTTCGCGAATTGACCCGACTTGGGGGCAAGTTTCAATTTTTAGATGAACCAGCACCTAGCTAAAACAATAGCAATTTATGAACCTTGACCTTTCACACATCGACCCAGATGTACTCGCTACCTGTAGCGAGGTGGATAAGATTGAGTGTGCCGTTAATGACTATAATGATTTTTTGTGTTCATTGGGAATTTCGGATTCGGATGTTATAAAAATGATGGACAAGGGGGTGTGTTTTGACTCAGAACAAAACAAGGACTCTTTAGAAATTCTGGATTCAAAAATTCATGGCAAGGGAGTGTTTGCTGTAGATGATATTGATGTGGGGCGCGAGTGGGTGGCCGCATTCAAAAATTATAAATATGCATGCGGAAGGGTAATCAATCACTCGCCAGATCCAAACTGCAAATTCATATTTGATGGCGATCTGGTCACCTGCGTTGCCACAAAAAAAATAGAGGCGGGTTGTGAGTTGCTTGTAAATTACAGAGATAATGTCAAAACGGACACAATAGCACTTTATAAAGAACAAGAGGCATTGGTTAAGTTTGACTCAAAAGTTCCATCTCTTGCTGACTGGGAAAAAGCATCTCCTATTGACAAATTTGAATACGAGCTTTCGACACTACCCGCTGGAGAGATCCCGTTAACGCATATATTTACAGATGGTCTGTATATTCGCAAAGCGTTTGCGCCTGCTGGGTCAATGTTTACAACAGTTCATCACAATACGGAGCATCCATTTATTCTAGTATCTGGGACGACTGAAGTAATTTCAAATGAGGAGCCATCTAGCATTACTGGGCCATTTATGGGAATAACCAAAAAAGGAACGAGGAGACTGGTTTATGCTGTAACTGATGCGACATACTTAACGATTCACGCCAACCCCGACAACCTGACCGACCCTGACGAAATAATTAAAAGGATCACAATCCCAGTAATCAACCCGTTGATTGACGAAGAAGACCCTAGATTTAATTCGTGGAAAAAAGACATAAGCCCGTCAGAAATAGTTTTAACAAATAATACAGATAAATAAATGAGTGCAGCACTTACAATAACAGCCATTGGAGCAGGGGTTTCCGCCTATGGAGCATCTCGCGCAGGCAAGGGTGGCCGAGCACCTGCTCCAGTTGATATTTTCAAAAGAGGAAAGAAGGGTGGCCCAAGCCTTGCCGAAAAGCAAGCTACTGGTCTTTTCCAAAACTATTATCCTACGGCTATTCCATTGGCACTTCAAACGAGTGCCGAGTATGGGCCGCAGATAATGGGCCAAATGTTTGACCAGACTGGTCAATTCCTTGGTGGGGTAAACGGACAACCGGGTTTCCAAGCCCTCCAACTTTCAACTGGCAGAGAGGCTGGAAACATACTTGGACAACTACGGGAAGAGGAATTGGCTCAGATGACTGGGCAAACTGGAATGACCCGTGGGCTAATGGCGGCACTTTCCCCAGAACAAGCTGCCGCAGTACAGGGGGCAGCGCAGGAAGCGGCTAGGGCAAGGGCATCCGCTCAAGGTGTGACCCCACAGGAACAACGGATGTACCAGCAGACCGCTAGAGAGGCGGCGCAAGCGTCTGGTCGACTTGGTGGCAACTCTGCTATTGCCGCAGAGATCATGGGTCGAGAGAATGTAATGGCACAAAAACGCGCAGAGGCGGCACAGGCGGAAAAGCAATCATATGCCCTTGCTGGTGAGTTTTACACCAACCCCGGCCTTCAAGCGTTGCGTAACGCTCCATTGTCATATGGTGCTGGTCAGCAGGATCTTAGAACTGCATTAACACTTGGCCCCGCATCCTCTGGCGAATTTGACTACAACATGCCGCTTGGATTTGCTCAGGAACTTGCTGGAGCGCAGAACCAAGCCAACCAAGCAAACTACCAGAACAGACTTGCTCAGCAACAAGCTAAGGCGCAAATGTGGTCAAGCATTGGAAGCTCCATGATGGGTGCTGGAATGAACATGGGCGGAGGAAGCTACGGAAGTATGCTTGGTGGGGGTATGTCTTCTATTGGGGGACAAACAGGAAATACAGGGCTATACAATTACGGGGCCAATATGTATAACCAAAACATTGGGTATGGCACTCCACAAAAAGCATACATCGTTTAAGAAAGCAAAATCATGGCAATATACGGAGGACAAGTAAGAACTACACCATACCAAGCACCAGACTACGGGCCTTCTGTGGCTGCGTATAAGGATCTTGCGATGGCTGGAGCGCAGGGGATGGCTGGGATGGTATCCCAAGTAGGCGACTACTTCAAGCAGCAGGGGGAGAAGAAGAAGCAGGTTAAAGCCGCATCAACGCAAATTGAGGCCGCTCTTAAACTCATGCCGGAACTCGCCCCGATCCTTGGAGATGTCGGCAACAGGCTTAAAGACGAGGATGTCTCGTTAAGCGATAGGTACGCAGACGCATCCATTGTTGGCGATCTTATCAAGAACAGCATGAGCGGACTTATGAGCCAGCAAATGATGAACCTTCGCCAGCAGAAGTTCGCCGCATCGCAAGGTGGAGGCGGGGGTGGCGGAGCAAAACCTACCGCATCTAGCAACGGAGGGTTTAACCCCTTTGAATAATTATGAATCTTCTTGAAACATTTACACAGGTTGTCCCAAATGCTGGGCCAAAAGCTAAAGAGAAAATTGGAAATGCCCAACAACGCATCGCACTATTAAGGGCTAGAGGATTTAATGCAGAAGCCGATGTTTTCGAGCAGGGGTTGATGGGCAAGATTCAAAACAAGGCCTTTGAAACCATGGGCAATGATTTTGAGGAGATTGCTAGATTTTATGGATCAAACATTAAGGGTGAAGGTGCAACAAGACCACAAGACACCACGCCAGCAGACACAGCAAAAAAGGAAGCTACCACCGCTGCGACTATTGCCGAATTAAATCAACTTGCTAAAAGATCTGCTGAAAGTGGAAATCAATTTGATCCATCTCTGGTACAATCCATCACAGCCCTTGCTCAAGTAGACCCAGACAAGGCTAGGGAAATTGCTAAATCATCTTTTCCTGTTCTTGAGAAAAAGGAAGAAGACAAAACGCCAAAGAAAACACAAGCCGATGTGACATTTGAGCAGAATGCATCTGCCGCATTACGCTTTACCGATCAATTAACTGACGCAATCAAGCAATATGGAACATTTGAAATTGCATCCTCAGCAGGATCTGCAAAACTTGGTCAACTCCCATATCAAATGGCAATTGCATACGCAAAGACTGTTGACCCAAGTTCTGTGGCAAGAGAAGGAGAAGTCGCCGCAGCACAGAAGTATTTAATTCCACTTGGACTTACCACTAGAAATGAGACTGCATTGTCTGCCGCAAAATCGTTTAGGGATGATATTGTGGAAAGGGTCAATCAGTATAAAAAATCAACTGGTGCAGATGTACAGATTGACACTGAACCACCGAAACCTAACGAAAAAAAAGAAGAGACAGTTAGCGGGGTAAACGAGTTCTTCAATAAATTTAAATAACAAACCACCTTTAAGGTAATGGCATTCAATGTACCCGAAGAAGAAAAGCCCAAATTCAACAAAGCTGTCAAAAGT